ACTCACGAGTTGCCGGAAGCGATTCGATATGGCTATTATCACTCAATGCACTGCCACAGCATTTCCTGCCGGGCCACCACGGTTCATCTGATTGAAACCGGCGATTGCCACCGCGACAAAATCATCAGCGTCTCTCACCAGTCGCTCCCGCGTCTCCACCAGCTCCCGAAAATAAGCTGAACTGTGGCTGCGCATTCTGGCCACCAGCAAAGGTGGCATTGCCTTTTCGATCGCTGGTAACAACGCCAGAATTTTTTCAACTGCATCAGGGGTGTCTTTCTCTACCCAGCGGAAAATTTTCTGGGTATTGCGAGCCAGGGCTTCCGGATGGCTGTCGTCATGCAGTTCTGGGAACGTCATACCCAGTTCAAAATAAGCCCTGGTTATTTCAGCTGCCGGAACTTTTTCACCGTCCGGATGCGCCCAGGCATTCATCGCCATGCGGATGTGTTCATGCTTGATTTTCATGAATCAAGCTCCTAGAAAGTGGTTGTGTTAACGTTTTGGTATCTTCCAGCTCGGGCCAAATATTCATCCAATCAAAAGGCCTTAGTTGCTGACGTGTAACTTCACCATTACTGGCTCGCTCAATAAGGACACATAACGATGCCCCTAACACTTGACCTTTACTCAATGCCTTTCTTAGATAACCGATGCTGGTACCACACTCGCATGCAAACATACGCTGTTCATCTGACGAAAGAGAATTGAGAAATATTCTTAATTCTTCCATAGCTACTCCTTAGTAAACACAGCAAAGAATACCTACAGGTAAACAAAAGTCAATACCCACAGGTTGTTTACCTTGCAGTAATCGCATCTATTATTTACCTATGGACAAATATGAATTTAGACGACAGCAACTCATCAAAATTCGTGATGAGAAATGCGATGGTAAAGCGGTTAACGTGGCCAGAAAGATCGGGCGCGAGCCTTCTTATGTATCAAGAATGTTGTACCCAGAGGGGAAAAAGGGAAAAAAACGGATCGCTGATGATATGGTGGAGATTATCGAAGAGTCCTTTGGGTTACCCCGGGGATGGATGGATGGTATCGTTTCATCATCAACGAACACAGCCTCCAGTTATGAAACAAGGGTTCTAACGCCACGACAACGTATTTTTTTAGATCTCTTAGACGAACTGCCAGAAAGTGAAGCGGATAACTTATTAAAAACTCTTGAAGAGAAAAAACAGTATTACAATATGATCTACGAAGAAATCCGTAAAAAGAAAGCACAAAACGCATCATAGCTCACCAAACAACTAGTCACCAGTTAAGACACCGCAAAAAGTTACCCATGGGTATTTACTTTTTAAATACCTATGGGTATCCTTCTTTTCATACCAACTCACCCCGCTCCACAGAATGCAGGGCAATACTTCGAGTTACCAGGCAGTGGTCAGGGGTTAAGTAGCCAGCCCGAGGCGTAAGAACATGACGGCAGGGTTCAACTTTAATAACTATGCAGCAGGTTTTTGTTCCGCTACCCCAGCGTTAAGGGGAAACAGAGGATTTCTCAGTGGGCGAAGTCAAACATCAGAATGGAAGGCATCCAGGGATCAGCAAAGAAACAGCGATGGCGCTTTATATTGATATCAGCGCCATTGCCGGACAGGTAAGAATTATCAGAGCGGTAACTAAGCGGTATGCGCCTTTACTTCAGAAAGTCTCTGGTGAGTGCACCGAAGATATTGTCAACGATTTCGTCATCAAACTGCGAGGACTCATCTTCAGTTACAAGGTGACCACAATTTTTGCAGATGGCTCCCGCGAAACTGTCAGAGCCATGCGGTTTAAAGGATGTGTCAAAGACTTCGCCGCCACATTCTGGGCAAGAAAACTTGATTGTATTCATAACCAATTTCCTCTCGAGTAACAGACCCCTCAGAGGATACCACCTCGCCTGACGTGGTTAAAAGCAGGCAACGCTAACCACAAGGAGCCGACATGCAGAAACGAGAACCCGTCATCATCGCGCCAGACTATACCGATGATGAACTTTATGAGTGGATGCACCAGAAAATTAAGGCAGCGCAGGACCTGAAATGGGCCAATGAAGCCAGGGCTAAGCAAGCTGAAAATCTGTCCGCTCTGGAGCAGGATATCACCAATCTGGAAAAAGCAGCGGCATTAAGCATTGCCAGAATGATTACATACCCGCGTTAATAGCTAACCAACGAAGCTAAGGTTGGTAATTAAGGAGTTCTCCACGGGTGAGGTGGAGTGCGTGCGCCGGACACGGGTGAGCATCCGGCACTGACAGTTTACTGAAAGGATATTTCCCTGAAAAGTCAGGGCATAACGCGAAAGCGCACGGCGAGGTAGCTGGTTCATAGATAGCCTGTCGTTAAATTTTCGTCGACCGTGCGCTTCCGGTTGTGGCACTCCGCGAAATGGCGCGGCGGTAAGTATGGCGGGATTATTCCTTCCCCGTTGAGGACACCGGGTTGTCAGGTTGACCATACGCTTAAGTGACAACCCCGCTGCAACGCCCTCTGTTATCAATTTTCTGGTGACGTTTGGCGGTATCAGTTTTACTCCGTGGCTGCTCTGCCGCCCTTTTTAAAGTGAATTTTGTGATGCGGTGAATGCGGCTAAGCGCACGCGGAACAGTTAAAACCAAAAACAGTGTTATGGGTGGATTCTCTGTATCCGGCGTTAATTGTTAACTGGTTAACGTCACCTGGAGGCACCAGGCACTGCATCACAAAATTCATTGTTGAGGACGCGATAATGGAAACGTTATTACCAAACGTTAATACGTCTGAAGGTTGTTTTGATATTGGAGTTCTGCTCAGTAACCGGGAGTTTACTGAAGATGCCATTAAGATGAGAAAATATGAACCTTATCTTCTTAATGATAATTCCATACTTTCCAGAATTGCCCTTCTTGAACTTGGTATTATCGGAGAACAGCAGTGACTTCAGCGTTTGCACTGATAATGACCGTTTTTCTTATAACGGGTGAGCCGCAGAATGTGATTACCGGAATTTATTACAGTAAGTCATCCTGCATTCAGGTAAGGGACGAACAAAAAATCCCCGGTGAATGCCTCCCGTTAAAAAAAGTATCGCTGTACCTGAATAACGAAACACCGGCTGGATAACCCGCCAGCCATATTAACGCCATACCAACGGATTAAAAATGCCAGCAATGGCAGGAATTTGTTCATCCTTAAAATGGTTATGAGGTTTATCAATGAACGCTGATAAAGAAGAAATTGCACTATATTACGAAGCCAAAAATGACAAAGTCAGAAAACGCCTTGGGATTAAAGGTGGTTTTTACTGGCGCACAGCAAAAAAATTATCGGTTGCAATATCACGTGGTGTTGCTGCAATGGACGATGCCGGATTTGACGAAGAGGATTTTAAAAAACCCATCCGCGTCCATTTACCCGTTGTGAATGACCTTCCACCGGAAGGTGTGTTTGATACTGAATTCTGCAACCGATACGAAAAAGGCGGAGAAGATGGTATCACAATGATACTTATCGCGCCCTCTGTTCCGGACAAACCAGCCAGTACTGACAATACCAACGTCAACGGCGAAGACATGGCTAAGATTGAGGAGAATATGCTTCTTCCGGTTTCAGGTCAGATTCTGCCTGTTCGCTGGCTGGCGCAACACAACAGCGAAAAACCGCTCACGCACGTTTCACTGGACAAACTGCGCGCATTACATAACGCACAGGATGAAAAACTTCCCGCCGTTACCGCGCTGGCCATCTCAAATAAAGCAGTGCAACTCGAACCGCTGGAGCTTCGGGATTTGTACAAACTGGTGCGAGACACTGACAAAGTTTTCCCCGCCCCCGTAAATTCGGACCTGGGACTGATGACCTCTTTTATCGAAGCATACCTGGGCGCTGACTACACCGATCGCGGTCTGCTTACAAAAGAGTGGATGAAAGGAAATCGTGTTTCACGCATCAGCCGCACGCCATCCGGCGCTAACGCTGGCGGCGGCATTCTTACCGATCGCGGCGAAGGTTTTGTCCACGATGATGCGTCAGTGGCGCGTGACGTAGCCACTGGCGTACTGGCCCGTTCAATGGACGTGGATATTTATAACCTTCATCCCGCGCACGCTAAACGCATTGAGGAAATTATCGCTGAAAATAAACCGCCATTTTCTGTGTTTTTCAGCAAATTCATCACCATGCCGGGCCACAAGGATTACTCCCGCGCCATCGTGGTTGCGTCCGTGAAAGAAGCACCAATTGGTATAGAGGCTACTCCCCACCGTGTCACCGAATACCTGAATAAGGTGCTGACTGAAACCGATCATGCCACCCCTGATCCGGAAATCGTGGATATTGCCTGTGGTCGCTCCTCTGCCCCGATGCCGCAGCGTGTAACAAAAGAAGGAAAACAGGATGATGAAGAAAAACCGCAGCCATCTGGCGCAATGGCAGATGAACAGGCAACGACTGAAGCAGTGGAACCGGATACAACTGAACATAATCAGGACACGCAGTCGATGGATGCTCAGCCACAGATAAATTCTGTTGATGCGAAATATCAGAAACTGCGTGCAGAACTCCATGAAGCCAAGAAAAACATTCCACCCAAAAATCCTGTCGATGCAGATAAATTACTGGCTGCTTCTCGAGGAGAATTTGTTGAAGGGATTAGCGACCCGAATGATCCAAAATGGGTGAAGGGGATCCAGAGTCGCGATGATGATGACCAGAATCAGGATAAAGCGGAACAAAACAGCCCAAATGCGTTACAAAACGAGCCAAAAACAAAACAACCTGAACCAGTAGTGCAACAAGAACCAGAAAAAGTTTGCACCACATGTGGTCAGACCGATGGCGGCAACTGCCCTGATTGTGGAGCGGTAATGGGTGACGCAACCTACCAAGAGACATTCAACGAAGAAAGCCAGGATGAAGCCCGGAAAAAAAATCCGGAGGAAATGGAAAATGCCGTGCTCCCGAATAAGCAATGCACCGAAGGCGATCAACATGCCAATGGCAATAATGAAACAGGCGAGACAGCAAATCCCTTAATTACGGTGAACGGTCATCACGTTATCACATCCACCAGCAGGACGTGTGACCATCTAATGATCGACCTTAAAACCATGGGAAAAAATCCTGATGCCCCGATTATCTCAATAGGTGCAATATTTTTCGATCCGCAAACCGGAGATATGGGACCGGAATTTAGTAAGACTATCGATCTGGAAACTGCTGGCGGAGTCATTGATCGGGACACCATTAAACGGTGGCTTAAGCAATCACGCGAAGCGCAA